GAGATGCCGAGCGCCTGCGCCTGTACGCGATCGTGTGTCTGCAGGCTGACAAGCTCGGCGTCGTCGGCCGCGAGCAGATCGACGAAGATGTCGGCCACCATCGAGCGGCACCGCTCGATGTGACGGGTCGACCACGCGATGCCGATGCGGCGGCGCTTGGTCTCGCCGAATGTCATCCGCCACGCCGCGACCAGCGCCGGATCGGGCGCGAGATAGGGCGGGCGCGGGATCGACTCCGGGTGCTCGCCCAGGACGGTCAACACGTCGAACAGCGGCACACAGAACTCGGCGTCGCCGCGATCGAGCGGCGCAAGCTGGCCGGCAAGTCGGGCCAACTCTGGCGGCACGTCCAGGGTGACGATCGCGCCCATGCGTTCGAGCACCGCGACGTAGCGCAACAGCATGATGCCGTCGCCGAAGCCTTGCTCGTGCAGCAGCACGACGCGCTGGCCGCCGAGCGGCTCGCCCTGCCAGCGCGGCAGCCGGATCATCAACGCCTGACCGTTCGGCGTCAGCCAGCCCGGACCGCTGCGGGCCGCCCACTCGGCGAAGCCATCCTCGTAGCGGCCGAGCGACAAGAGGATGTTCGACCTGATCCATCGCGCGTGCGCGGTGTTGTCGAGCGCAAGCGCGGTGTCGATCGCGTCGAGCGCCGCGAGCAGGTCGCCGCGCGCGTAGTGCGCGACAGCCTGCTCTTCGTCGGGAAAGTACGCCTTCACTTCGAACGCGGCGCCACCATCGGCGTGTCGGCCGAGATCGACTCGGCGACCGAGAGCGTGACGACGTCGGCGCCGGCCGTGAACTGATCGGACACGACGGGACCGAGCACGTTGCCGCTCGCGTCAGCGCGGAAGCCGCGCGCGTTGTAGACTTCGCCTTCGGTCAGATCGAAGTTCGCCGAAGGCGACGGGCCGGCGTATTCCACGGTGATCGTGCCCGGCGGATCGGACGGCTTGGAAAGCTGAATGTGCCAATCGCCGCCGACCGTGCCCGCCGCGAACCTGCCGGATTGCGTGGCGATCGTGACCGTGACTTGCATCGAAGTTCTCCCAATGTTGGATCAACTCTCACGCGCTCAACCGATCAGTGACTCGATGTCGATCGGTTTCTTCTGACGGTCGCGCGAGCGCAGCCCGCACATCATCGCGAGGGCCACCGCGCCGTCGATCCTGAATCTGGCTTTCTCTTTGTCGAGCTTCCGGTTGCCGGCCGGGTCCATGGTCGCGACCGCGTTGGCCATGTTCCAGTTGAGAACCGGGCTTCCGGGGTGGACGAGCGTGCGATCGGAGATCGCCAGTTCAAGCGCATCGATCGCAGGCCCCATGTCGCGAAAGCCCTGGCCGAATGGCACAAGCCGCAAGCCATCTTGGTGCGTCCTCTTCTGCGCGCCGGGATCGTCCGGCTTCGTCGCCGACGTCTTGTCCTCGTAAGCGGCGAGCCCGATGCGATCGAACTCGCGCAGCAGATCGGCCATTCGCCAGCGATCGAACGCGAGCCCGCGAATCTTAAAGCGCGTGGACAGGTCGGCGATGAACAGCGCGACCGACTCCGGATCGATGCTTCGACCCGGCGACGCGAACAGCCAGTTGGCGTTGACCCATTCCTGATAGCGCGTGTTGCCGGCGCCGAAGTCGCGCCGCGAATGATCTTCCAGACAGTCGGCCGGCTTCCAGAAGTAGGGCCGGATGCGCAGCGGATCGGACGCCGCGCCCATCACGAGCGCGGTCAGGTCGAGCACGCTCGACAGATCGAGCGCGAGATAGACTTCCTCGCCTTCGGCGAACTCGCACGTCGCATGATCGGCGGCGAGACACGCCATCCACTCGGCGCGCGAGATCAGCGGCGCCGTGGGCGAGACGCGCTGATTGAGAAACAGGTTGCGGACTTTCGGTTCTTCGGCCGGCATACGCTTCGCCTTGCGGACCGCGGCAACCAGGTCTTCGCGGTTGCGCCACTTGCCGAGTGCCGGGTTTGCTTTCTTCCACTGCACCTCGTCATCGAGATCGCAGTCTTCGTCGGCCGCGTGCAGATGGCACACAATGGTCGGATCGATGCCGGCGAGCCCGTCGTCGATCAGCTTCGACAGGACGTGCTCGGGATCGTTCGACTGCGTCGAGATCACGATGAACAGCGGCTCGGCGGTCGCGCCGAACGAGGTGTCGAGCACGTCGTAGAGCGCGCGCGACTTCGCCTGTGCAAGCTCGTCGTAGATCACGACGGACGGCAGGTAGCCGTGCTTCGTGCCGGCTTCCGCCGACACCGCGCGATAGATCGAGGCAGTCTTGCGCGCCACCATCGTCTTGGTCGACGGCACAAGCTCGATCTTGGCGCGAAGCTCGGGCTCGGCTTCGACGATCTGCCGAGCGAACTTGAAGACGATCGCCGCCTGATCGCGATCGTTCGCGGCCGAATAGATTTCGCCGTTCGGGATCGCTTCCGGGCCGATCAGATGCGCGAGCGCGATGGCGGCGATCAGCGCCGTCTTGCCGTTCTTGCGCGCGATCGACAGGATCGCGCGGCGCACCGCGCGCCGCCAGCCGGCATGCGCATCGCCGAAGTGCGGCTCGTAGATGTCGCGGATGAACGCCTTTTCCCACCAGTCGAGTTCGAACCGCCGGCCCTGGCCGTGACCACTCGGGATGGTCAGTTGCTCGATGAAGGCGATGACGCGCGCGGCTCTTCGCTTGCCGTGCGCGCCACGCTTGGGCCTCTCAGGCGAGAAGGCCCGCGAACTTGCTTTGCCCTTCGCCGCTGTTGGCAACAGGGCGGGCGGCAAGGCGGACGCGGGCTGATGGGGTGAGTCCAAATTCTGCGGCATACTTGACCATGTCGGCTGCCGCTTGTGCGGCGATGCGCACGAGCGGGCTTTGCTTGGTGCCGCCATCGATCGTCAGGCCGCGATCGGCGCGGCCGGCGAGCTTGCGCTCGGCGATCGACGTCTCGGCCGCGCGCCAGCGCGCGAACGCGACGCAGTAGGCGGCGAGCACGTTCGCGTCGCACATCGCGAGCAGGTTCATGGCGACGAGATCGACGACGACGCGGCGCCATTCGTCGGCGGCGTCGCCATCGAGAAACGCGGGCGGCTCGGGCGGTTCGAGCGCGAGCAACGGCTGCGGCTCGTTCTTCGGCAGTGGACGCTTGCCGGGATTGCCGCGCAGCACGCGCAGCGCGGTCGGCTGGGGCTTCGCGCCAGCGGTCATTTTTCCCTCTATTTTCCGGGCATTCTCGCCCAGGAGGGCGAAAAATGCAGTGTTTTCAGGGGCATATTTCTGTCCACCAGGGGCTTGTAAACATGACATTTTGTCAGTACATTCATGTCTGGTTTTGGCGGCTGTGACCGCTCCAGAAACCAGCGGGTGACCGACGCCCGCGAAACGCCCCAGAGACCAGAGACGGGTCGAACGGCAGCAGAGATCGGCGGAACGCACGACCCTTTTCGTGGACGGCCCTGACGGCGGGCATGTTCGAAGACACGAAGAGAAGGGTAGTCCAGCGCCCGGTGCCGCCTGCAGCGATGCAGGGACGATGGCGGGGTGATAGCTCGGGACGAGAGTAGTCGGCGGATACGATAACGGGACGCGCAGTGTTCTCTGCGACGGTGCGCAGGCGAGAGCCGCAAATGCACGCGACTTGAGGCGTCCCATCCGATCAAATGAAAATGGGTACATCAAACACTGCGGCTCGCTACGGCGGGCCGCAGCATTGATGCATCCCGCATCAACATCGCTTCAACCGCCGCTGCAACGGCACAACATGGAGTCACCAAATGGCAACCGCCACTGCTACGCTTCCCGAGATCACCGAAGTCTCGATCGCGCGCGCCGCGGTCCTGCTCGGCATCTACATCAAAAAGAAAAAGTCGACGATGCTCTGGGGTCCTCCCGGCATCGGCAAGTCGGCGATCGTCTACCAGATCGCCAAGCGGCTCGGCTGGAAGGTGATCGACTTCCGCGCCAACATTCGCGAGCCGGTCGACGTGCGCGGCATCCCGGTCCCTGATCTTGAGACCGGCACGACGCGATGGCTCGTGCCCGACGAACTGCCGCGGGTCGACCGCGACGGCGAGCACGGCATCCTCTTCCTGG